GTTGATAGTATCACGCTTGTCGATAACGGGCATGGCGAGTCAGTAGAGGCTAAGAAAAGGTCGTGAGCAAGAGGGATTGGGGGGCTACTCGGCCTCATCTTCGGCCTGTTCTCCTTCCGACGTGTCGAACCAGCGCCGGTGCTGCGGCGGCACGTGCCGGAAGTGGTCCGGCGGCACCGTCTCGCCCCGTGAGTACGTCACCGGGCCCAGGCCGGGCACCTCGATCGTGTAGCTGCGCCTCCGGGCGAGGGTCGCCTCCGGGACGTCTGTCGTGTCGGTAGAATCTGGCATGGTCAGAGCAGCTCGGCTCGGAGCTGCGCTTCGTACTGGTAGAAGCCGTCTTGCTCCCCGATAAAGTTGTCGCGGTGGAAGTGCAGCCGCACTGGCCGCCCCTCCACAGTAACGCGGAGCCCTTCAATCTCGGACTCCAGCGCGTCGAGGGAAGAAAGCCCCTCGTCTTCGGACCGTTCGAAGAGCACCACGTGGACCGCGCTTTGTCGCCCCGGCACGGCCTCGCTGCCCTCCTGCGTCGTCGTCCCCGCGTACGAGACGATCATCGACCCGCCGTCCGACGCCAGGTGCTGCTCCATCCAATCCTCCGGATCGTCGCTCCACTTGTCGACCCAGTGCTGCGAAAACGCCGGTAGCCCCCGCAGGGCTTCGACCACGACGTCTCGAATGTCAGCACGGTTGATCAGACTCATAGTCAGCGTCCGTAGCCGGACAGGCTGTCGCGGTCAAACGAGCGGTCGTTGGCCCTTTCGGTCTGCACGCCTTCGCCGTCGCGGCGGGCCTGGTCGCCGTCCTCTTCGAGGCCGAGACCACCCGTCCCGTCCTGAATGCGCTCCAGGGCGTTGATGGCGCTCTCGTACTTCTTCTGGATCCCCTCCGGCACGTTGTCGCCAGCCAGGTACCAGAGCGCAATCTTGCTGGCCTGCAGCTTGAGGCTGCCGGGCACCTCGTCCAGGGGCAGGTCCACGACGCCCTGCAGGTAACTGTCGACCTCGCCGTCGGCCGCTTCGAGAGCCGCCTCCAGTTCATCGGGGTCCACGACGCCGGGGCCGCCAGCGGTCAGGCGCTCAATCTTCTCGCGCCCGAAGAGTCTCTGTAAGTGAGACTGGGAGGTGTAGCGGGCCATGGATCGTCAGGGTTACGCGTCGTCCACGAGGGCCTTTACGTCGCTCTTCAGAACGCGCCCGTCGTCTCCGCTCCCGTCCACGTCGGCCAGGTCCACGTCTTCCTCTTTGGCCAGGGCACGGGCCGCATCCGTCGCATCGACCTCTACGGGCTCGCCCAGCACACCGCTCTCCTGCAGCGGCTCGGCGGCTTCGGGGTCCATCGAGACAGTGCTCCCTTCGTCGTAGCGAGTGCCCTCGTGGCGAAGGGGGGAGCGTACGGGATAGCGCTTTGCGGAAGCCATCGGACTCGGTCGGTTGAAGAACGTCGGCGAAAGAGTGCAGCGCAGGCGGGATTCGAACCCGCAGCGGCCTCGTGTGGAGCCCGCGACCGGCCCCCGCCGGTAGAGCGGAGGCGCGGCGGCCGGCGGCCCTGCCGGGCCCTCGGCGCTGGCCAGCAGGCTTCCGTGACCCCGGCGCCCACCGAGCCGGGTCCGCGCATTGACTGAAAGAGCCGCCCGCGGCTGGCGGCCGGGAAAGACTCAGCGTCAGGCAGAAGGCACGGGGGCCTACGCCACGACGTCCTGCATCAGGTACCCCGCGTCCATCGACGTCAGCTCGGGACTGCGCGTCATGGTCAAAGGGTAGATCCAGGACTTCTCATTTCGGTCGCGGTAGCCCTCTTCCGCGAAGGGATGGTCGCGCAGCATGTAGGTGTAGCCGTAGGAGGGCCGCCGCCGGCTCATGTTCTCACGCATCGGCACGTAGGCCAGTATGGCGTCCTTGCCCCACACGTCGACCATCTGGGCGTCCTGGTCGTCGGACTCGGCGTACACCGCATCCCCCACCAGCACCTGCCCGCGCACCTGGTCGCCGTCGCTCTGGGAGCCGAAGAAGTAGGCCGCCAGCATGTCGGCCGTAATCGAGCGGGTCGAGGTGTACTTGAACTGGTCCTGAATCTCCTCGTGCTCCGTCAGCGCATCGAACGCCGCCCCCGACAGCACCAGCGTGTTGGGGCGCCGCCCGATCGAGCGTCGAATGGCCTGACCGGCGTCGTTGACCACGATGGCCGGGTCCGGCGACGTCGGGTCGCTCCACTTGTCCCCAGAAGCGAGGGTCTCCTTGTGGTCGGCGTCATAGTTGTTGGGGTCGCGGGCCACCTGGCCGGCGTCGTACTCCAAGCGCAGGTTCAGCATGTCGAGCACCTCGTCGACGGCTTCACGCTCCAGGTCGATGCCGGGCCCCTCCTGTGCCTCCTGCATCAGCTCGAACGGCACTTTCCCCTCCAGGCTGTGGTCGAAGAGCTGCACCGGATCATCCGTGTAGCCGATCTGCACGCGCTTCGTGGAGCCCCCCGGCGCGCGACCACTGTTGTAGAGCAGGAAGCTGCGGCGGTCGAACTTGATGACCGCCACGCCCCGTTGGGCGACAGGTACGCGCGGAAAGAGCCCGCTCCAAATCATCTGAGGGTGCTCGTACGAATGCGCGTGCTCGGTGAGCACGGGGTCCACCACACGCGCTTCGGAGGGGGTCATCTGGTCCGGCATCGGAATAGAACAGTCTGGTCAAAGAAAGAACGAGAAGCCGTCTGTCCTGACGGCCTTGAATCAGTTGGCGAGAAGCAGCACCTCGACCTCTTCCCCGGTCGCCGCATCGCCCAGCGCCCGGGCCACCTGCGAGTTGCCGGCGCCGCTGTCGGGGATGGCTCGCCCATCGGCGTCGGGCTCCAGGAGCTGCCCGTAGCTCACGGCAGCGCCCGCCTCCACGACGGCCGTTCCCCGCACTACCACTGGGACATACTGATCGGCCTCGCCGTCGCTGACGGCGACCCCTAGCGCGTTCTCCCCGGCGGCGGCCTGTGCCTTCGAGAAGTTGACGAAGCGGTGGGACGTGATGGCCGAGGCGGCCGTCACGCTTTCGGTCAGGAGGGATCGACTCTGGCTCATCGGATCGTCAGATCTTGATCGGGGTGATGGTTTGCAGCCCCCTCCGGTCACGATCCGGAGTCGGCGCTACCGTGCGAGGCTGTAGGTGCCGGGCTGCCTATCATCAAGGCTCTCGGTTGAGGGTCAGAAGCCCGGCCGCTCCCGACCGCTCGGGGAGCATTGAGGCTATTCGGTCAGGACACTGCGTCAAGCGCTTCGTCGTAGCCTACGTCGTGGGCGCGCTGGTACTGCTTCGCCTTTCGGTGTAGCTCCATCCGCTTGCTGCCCTCGCGCACCTGCGTGCCATTGGGGGCCGAAAAGTCGGCCGGCTCTTCGGTCGCGGCGCCGTCGCCCTGCGCCGGGGCCGCCTCGCCGGTCGGCACGCTCGGGTCAAGATCGCTGAGCATCTGGCGGAAGGCGTTCGCCACACCCGCCTCCTCGTCACCCCCATTCGCGGACAGATCGACGGTGGCCTCTTCGGCGCCTTCCAGGTGGAACAGCGCCTCGGTCACGGTCTCCTTGTGGCGCGGCAGAATGGTGCCCTGGTCGGCAAGCTGTTCGGCGAAGGCGGCCGCCTGTTCGCGGCGCTGCTCGCGCATTTCCTCGCGGAGACTTTTCTCGCGCTCGTCGAGCTCTTGCTCGCGCTCTTTAAGCTCCTCGGCGGTAAGGTCGGCGGAATCGCTCATGTCGGTCGTGTCGGTGTCGTCGGGAAGAAAGTCGAGTAGGTCCTGCTCGTCGATGCCGAGCGCCTGGGCGAAGCCCACCAGCCGCTTCTTGGGCGGCTGCTCAATCTCGCCGCGCAGAATGCCGTTCACTGTGCTCACCTCTATGCCCGCCGCGTCGGCCATCTTCTTCACCACGTCGGCGCGGCTCCAGTCGTCGTTCTCGTCGACGACGGCTTTCACCGCGTCGGTAAGAGCCCCGCTTAGGGTATTGGCGCTCGCAAACGCCGCGGGGGAATCTTCGGGGTCCTCAGACAGAGACGGGCCTGACTGCTCAGTGTCGCCCACCGTCCCGGCGGCCTCCATCATGCTGCTAATCGTCCAGCGCGGAATAATGTCGTCCGCCGTGTCGCGCCCGTCGGTCTCGATGATCCATTCGCGGAGGCGATCCAGCACCGTGCCCAGTGTCTTGGCCGCCCGCCCCTCTGCGAGGTCGGCGGTCCCATCCGCCAAAAAGACGGCGACGCCCTCCTCGTCGGAGAGGTCCACGGGATCAAGGCCGCCGATGGCCGGCGCCATCGCCCCCAGGAAGCCGATGTGACGGAGGTAGTACCCGTCGGTGGGACTGCGCTGCTCCGGCAGGAAAAAGGAGGCGGAGCGTTTCTTGTAGCGCCCTTCTTCGAGCCAGTCCACGAACCGATCACTGAGCTGGGCGGCCCGGGCGTAAAGCTTGCCTTCCTCTACCCATAGCTCCTGTACCCACCCGTAAGCCGGCTCGTCGTCGGTCGGATGGCCGAGCACAATCGGCGCCTCTCGCACCGAGGGGTCGTAGTCCTTCGCCATCTGGCGCAAGTCGGCCGCCGTAAAGGTGAACTCCGTGCCGTTGGCGTCCCGGTAGGTGCCCGGGCTTACGATGTGGAAGGTGGCCTCCATGGATGAGGCGGCGGTGTGCAAGGTCAACGGGCTTCCAACGTACGCCCTGCCACAAGGCCGCACTTTAAAAAAGATTTTAGGAGGCCTCTCCGGTGATGTGCTCTCGGTAGAAGTCCGTCACCATCTCCGCAATGGCACTCCTGTCCTCTTCGGATGCGCCGACGTAAGGCCGCGGCGGGAGCTCGCTCTTGATAAAGCCCTTCATCTTGCCGTCGGAGCCGAGCTGCTGGATGCGGGCGTAGGGCTTGTTCGAGCCGACCCGGGCGGACTCTTCGTCGGCCGCCTTGGCCAGGGCACGAAGCCCCCCACGCGTCCCTTGCCCGATCAGGATCTGCTTCCCATTTACATATTGCAGGAACTTCGACGTCGGTACCTGCTGGCCGTTGGCCGTTTTGTAGGGCCGTTCGTCGGGATACCGCTTCCGGAAGCCCAGCTCCAGCGTGGCTGGGCTGAGCTCTGCCCACTCCTCCCCGCTCGGGCTCTCCTGCGCGCGGAAGGCCTCCTGGCTTTCCGTATAGAGCAGATCGGCGATCTGCTCGTGAAGCGGCGTAAGCCGCACCGACTCGATGCGGCCGGACAGGTCGACGTCCGCGTTCTTCGATCTGACGGTAAACGTAACGGGCATGGATATGGCTAT